AGAATGTTAAATAATGCAACCTTTTGCATATTTGGAAACTTACAGCCGTGAAAAGTAGGGTAGGCTGGGGTTTAACCGACTGTCAGCTTAAAATATTACCCCATTCCCCTTATCTGAATCTGGAATCACTACTTGAATACCTATCTTATCAAATACTTCATCTATGTTATTCATTAGTTGTTCACCAGTAGTAACAGCACTAGCTTCTTCTCTCTGTAGCCTTATCTGTTCATTTACCAACTCTAGCAGTATATCCATAGCATAGTACATATCATTACATATATCTTCTAGTAATGTATCTGCCATTAACCCATTAACTATACTATATTCCTTATCCTTATAACCTACAATACTAGTAGGCTCTCCATTAGTCAAAGGTGTAATATAATAGAAGTTCAATCGTTTGCTAGTAGGATGAATCCACTTACAGCCTTCCCTGTATATATCCCTAATACCTAAATACTTCTCATCTAATAATTCCAATAGATAGTTAGTAGTTAGTGCATTGCCTTTTACTTTCAACTGGTTTAAAGCTCCACCCTTATCAAAGTGGTTATAGAAAGAAGTCTGGTTCTTTACTAACTGGCTAGCAAAGACTGTCATACAATTATCTATCTGCATCCTTATTTGCTGAATAGCACATAGATAATTCTTAGACTGGCATAGTGTTATAAATCCATCATAGATAGTATTAGCTATAACTAAAGTACCTAATGTAAAATGGCTTCTTCTAATGCAGTCTAATGATACCTTATAGGCTGGATTATCTATACCTTCGATAGCATCCACTATCTTTCTTCCAAACTTCTTATACTCCATACATCTTAAAATAAAAAAGGCTAGCCGAAGCTAGCCCCATTGTTTGAAGTCCTTCCAGTTACTGACCTATCAACTCCTTCAAAGCTGCTTTATCATCCTCTGTAAGAGATTGAATGTAGCGATAAGCTTTAGCCCTTCTCATTTCAGACTTCAAATTGTCGTCTGGAATCTCCAGTACAGCTTTAAGATTGGCTATGTATAGTTCATATCTTGCGATATAACCTTTACATTTAGCCTTAACCTGTTCTACTGTGTCACTGTCTGTAATATACAAACCAACACCAAAAGCCTTACCTAATTCCTTGCGGTCAGTTGATACCAATACTGAAAGAACATTCACTTGTGATTCTTGATTCTGTGTCATAATATAAAAAGTTTAAATTATGCCAATACACTATTATACTGGCTATTCAGACAAATAGTGCTATCAGAATCACGATGCAAATGTACTACAAAGTAGCCACATAAACAAATAGCCTGCAATCTATCACCAGACTACAGGCTAAATTTATTTACTTTCTAAATATCATCCGATAATGATAATCTACACCAAACAAGGCACCAGCAAAGGTACAAGTTTCACCAAAGGCAATAAGTACGCTGCTGTCTATTATTCCTAATGGTGCTACACAGAACCCTCCAATTAATAAACCACAGCCTACTATTACTAATACTGCTGCCGATATTAATTGTAAGTTTAGCTTATCTTCTTTTGTCATTCTGCTGATTGTTTAACTTTAATTTCTTGAATGGATGTATCTACTAATGCTATTACATCAGCCTTATTAGCTGCTGGAAGGTTATAGTTATAATTAACTAATCCCCCATCCAGTTCACAGTAGTTAGCATCACCGATATAGTTCATATCTTCAATAAGGTAGATACTAACATTATAGTTCATCTTTCCATTCATATCAATATTGAATGTACCTTCTAACTTCATTGTTCCATTATCTGTTACTACATTGTAATTTGTGTGCTGCATTTCGATAGTTGTAGCCATAGTTTTAAAATTTAAATGTGTTATTAATTAATCTATGGTAAAGATGGGTCTGGCATTGGCATAAGTGCCTGTATAGACCTCTGTAGCTGGTTATCAAACCATAAACATAGCCAGCAAATAGAAGATGTGCTATTATTATAAAGTGAACCAGTATATTTCTGTGAAGTAGTTTCATCATTAACTGTAAGTGATTTAGGTAGACCAGTAGCAGTAGCAATTTGATTGATACCTTTGTTATCCTTACATAGCTTAACTGAAATATTACTAATTGTACCACCTCTATAAGTAGAACCTACTGCACTAAATTGTAGTTCCCAATCATAGTACTTAGTATTACTTTCTCTTTGCTGTGCCTTAAAGATAATTTGCACCTTCTGACTTCCTGCTACTACATCTGCCTTAACTTGTATAGATGCCACTGGCATAGGTAAGGCTAAGAATCTATCATTAGCATTACCTGTATATGGTGAAGTAGGTGTATTAACGGCATTAGTTAAAAACTCATATACTTGTACTGTCTTACCTGCAAACTGTTGCATCTGTGTAGTCCACCAGTACAACTTCTCACTATACCAATAAGATTTAGAACCATCTGTTACTAAAGCACCTCTATGAAGGTTCAACTTACTTCCATCAGTACCATATACTGTATATATATCGTCTTTAGTAAGATAAGTTAAACTAGAAGTATCACCCCCTGGTGTACTGGATTCTATACCTGCTAGTGGTTTTTCATAAGAAGCGTGATTACTAGAAGTTACACCGCCTATATTTTGTACAGCACCATCTTTATAAGTAGCATACAAAGGCATAGCTGCACTATGTTCATAATTTCTAAAGTCACCCAATCTATAAGGGCTATTAGAACCGCCAGTAGGGTTATTGTATGTGTAGCCTTTATTTCCATTAGCCTTAATAGCACTTACTAATGAAGTAGGGTTATTTGCTTGCACTATCTCAATCCCATAGTTTCTATTCTTTAATTCTCCTAAAGTCATTGTAGATACAGTACTATGTATAGGCTTCCATTTACTCCACGGATTCACATTACTACTAGTACATAATCCACCTACATTTCTATTTGATATGCCTAATGTGTTTCCGACTAAACTTGTTGTTATACCCGAACTTGCTAAAGCCATATTATTTAGTTTTTATATTCTTTAATTCGTCTATCTCTTTTTTAAGGTCTATAATCTGTGCTTGTAATACTGCTACATATTGTGCATAGTTGACAGATAGATACTTATCTTCTGTATTATCTTCTATAACTAGTTCTGGATATAGTTCCCTTACTTCTTGTGCTATGAATCCTATACTATCCTTACCATCCTTCTTATATGTAACAGGTTTAATGTAACCCCTATTCTCTAATGGCTGAATGTCTGTTTTAAGCCTAATATCAGAATAAGCAGTCACTTCACCTGTAGCTGTAAGTGTACCGACTTTAATGTTAGTTGGTAATTTCAAATAAGCATTACTACCACCGTTTACACTAACCGCCGAACTGGTATTAGTAGCTGTAGCATCTTGGATATAAATACTTCTAGTAGTACCCCAATTTGCCGTAGTAATGTTAGCAGTACCATTAAATGAAGTACCATTAATAGTTCTGGCTGTTTGTAGCTTTGTAGCACTACCAGCATTACCACTGATACTAGCACTACTAGTAATGAATCCTGCACCATTGGTTAACTGATTAGTGTTGTTTGGTATAGCTACACTGACTGCTGCACTACCATTAAATGACTTGGATTGATAGCCTGTAAAGGTTAATGTATTAGTAACCTTATTAGCTGCTGCTACTGTATCAGAAATATATGCCACATTTCTACTTATAGCTGCTGGTGCAGATGTAGCAGGTGCTACAGATTGACTACTAGTAGTATATGTAGATGTTCTCAAAGTAGGCGTTATAAATCTACTAACATAAAAGTTATATTTTGCCCCACCTCTAACATATACATATTCTGTAGAAGAATTTGTTAGTTGTCCCAATCCTCTTAAACAGCTAGATGTTCCAGCCCCCTCTTGATAAGCGTGTATAGTTCTTACTACTTGAGTCCAGCCCCATTGTGAACCATTAACTGTATAGTCCAGTATTAGAGCCATATTTTTATCACTTCTACTATTCCAAGTAGCATTAGCATTAGTATTACCTTCGATTCTGATTCTTGTTTGTTGTGAGTTTCCAATAACCATAGTTACAGGATACCAAGTATTATTATTCAAACCAGAGGCATCTATTGTTACAAGTTTATAACTCTCAAAATCAGTATGGTTCATTCCATCTAACTTGTCTGAATTACTAGCGTATGGAACTATAATATTATTAGTAGTACCATTCTTTGTCCAAGTAAGGTAATTGCCATTAGTTCCCAATGAAGATACATAACTGCTATTATGATTATGGCTACTAGCTGCTGCACCTACACTAGCTGCTGTTATATTGAAACTCTTTGCAGCACTACCATCATAAGCACCCTGTGAAGTACCATTCAAGCTAATAGTAAGTGCATTAGGATTTTTTAAAGCAGAAGGTACTGTAGGATATGCTGGTAAGCTGATAGTATTTCCACTAACATTATAATTTGTTGAACCAACCTTAACAGTACTAGCATAATTATGTGTATGCGTACTGGGTGTAAATGTTGAAGGTTTACCACCAATTTCAGACCAGCTATAAGAAGGTTTAGTATCAGTTATCCAGTTTGGCTTATCTGTTAAATCATTCCAGCTACTTACACCACCGCCAACATTATCAATCAATTCCCTTAGAATCCTACCTTGATTGGCTGAAAGTGCTGCATCTGTAGCCGTACTGGTTAAAGCATCTACTATAGTAATACTACCACTTCCACCAGAAGCACCTGCACCATAGGCTGAAACTTCCTTCTCACCGATAACATTTACTTTAACCTTCAAATCTCCATTGGAATCAAAGTAAAAAGCCTTATTCCAGTTAGTTGCTACACCATCCCAATTAGTAACCTTAGCAGATGTTATTCCATCCAATACAGACTTATTAGAATGTGTATGCTTCTTATTATTAGCATCATTCCAGTTAGTTCTTTCCGTACTGGTAATATGTAATGTTGTGTTACTTGTATGTGCGTTAAAGTCTGTAGAACTAACTGCACCCAAACTAGATAAAGTAGGATAAGCTGGTAAACTAATAACATTGCTAGCAGCATTATAAGCAGTATTACCTACCTTAACCGAACTGGCATAATTATGTGTATGTTCAGAAGGTGTAAAGGTGCTAGGTTTACCAGTAATCTCATTCCAACTATAGGAAGGTTTTGTAGATGTTATCCAACTAGGTTTATCGGTTATATCTTCCCAGCTAGAAACAGCACCTTTAGAATCTATCATATCTTTAAGGATTCTACCCATATTAGCACTTAAAGCACAGTCAGTAGCTGTACTGGTAAGTGCATCCACTATAGTTACAGTTCCAGCACCCGAAGTAGTTCCAGCACCATAAGCACTAATTTCTTTCTCGCCTATTACATTAACTTTTGCTCTTAAATCACCTGCACTATCAAAGTAAAATGCTTTATCCCATACAGTTTTATCTAGCTTGTTATTCCAACTAGTAAGATTGGCTTCTGTTATCTTATCTAATGTAGTCTTGTTAGTATGTGTGTGGTTGTTCTCATTCCACTTAACTATATTGGCATCTGTAAGTGCTGCTGGCTTCCCTTCTATATTAGTCCAAGTAACCTTAGTACCATCACCATTAAGCCACTTCTTAGAAGTTGCATCATACTTTAAAATCTGTCCGTCTGCCAGATTGGTTAGTGTTACATCTTCCAATTTAGATAATAGTGTACTACCACCAGTTCCAGCTTCTAATATCATCTCTCTTAATATCCTACCTTGATTGGCTGATAAAGCAGCATCTACAGCTACAGAATCCAAACCATCATAAATAGTAACTGAACCTGTAGAAGTGCTTCCACCACCTGTAGAGCCTTGACCATAAGCAGTAATTTCACCTTCACCAATTAAGTTTCCAGTAAACACTACCTTTGATAAATCTACAGTATAAGAACCATCACCATTATTAACAGCAGGTAGAAAGTTCCCACTTAAAGAAGAACTTCCCCCACCACCGCCAACATTAGTAACAGCTACATTACTGGCATTAACTACACCGTTACGAAATGTCTTATTTATGTTTGTTCTTGTAAATTGCATATTACTTCTTCTCTATTAACCGTATTTCCTGCTTACATAATCTATAATCTGTAGTAATACTATCCACTATAAAGGTTTTATTTGGAAGATGGTTATCAGTCATAGTAGCATATACTTTAAACTTGTTCTGTAGGTTCAGATTCAGAATAGCAGAAGGTGTACTATATTGTGTTACTAGCCTATATATAAGATGCTCTTCCAGTCTATACATCTGCTTAGTAGCCTTATTATATACGTTATCCAGATAAGTAAAGCTAGTACCATTAGCACTATAGCAAACTGCACTATAGTTACATTCCTTATTATCCCAAGTACATATAGCAAATTCTTCTGAATCCATCTCATTAACAAAGTCCTCGTTTATAATATTGCTGTATTCAGTATCAGAATCCTTTTCTTCTTCCTTCTGGAAGTTCTGAACTTTAGCCTGTATATCGAAGTCACTAAGGAATACTGCATCACATCTATAACTATTATCCACCTTGTGCGGATGGTATAATGTAAAGGTAGGTTTACCAGTAATCACTTCATTAGTGTTAGGCATTGGAATAGCGTAACCTTCACCATCTATTCCCATCTTCCAATCAATGTTATTTTTAACTGGGAATACCCTGTTAATACAATGGTCTGACTGTCCTTGATTATCAAAGTATAGTTTGAATGTACTATCTGTAGAAGTCCACCTAGAACCATTCCAGTACATACTACCATACTTTAACTTACAGTCTATGTAAAGATTATCTGGGTTGAAGTCATCATTCTTGTTACTATACCCCTGCATTATATACATCTCACCTTCCCTATCCATAAATAGGAAATTACCCTTAATAATCAGATAGGTAGAACCACCAATGAAACTAACATTATTATCATTTACTTCCAGTTCAAACAATGGTCTTAGTTTACCATCATAAGTATTATGAACGTGTAATAATACATAGTCTGTAAAATTGATATTATTGTACTTCTTATTAAAATCAGTAACCTTATCAAAGAAGGCTTTACAGATAGTAGCACCTACATAGTTCTGTGTAGTAGCATAGTTAATAGTAGAAGGTGCTAATATTTGTGCTAATGTGGTCTTATTATAATAGTAGCATTTATAGTTACTGTTCTTTAGATACTTAAAGAAACATTTGTGCATACCACCTTTACCATCTTCATTTACTTCCTGCACATAAGACCAGCTACCACCATAGTTAGTTAAATACTTCTCATCCCAGATACTAGGTATAATGCTGTCAAAGCTGTATAGACTATCTTTAACAGTAACCTTATTATATACATTATCTAAGGATAACTGACCACCATTTTCAACATAATCACTGGCTTCTATTTCCTTAGACTGCTGTAATGTTACCTTAGTGGATGCTGTACTACCAATGGTAAACTTATAGTAAGTATTGATTCCATCTTTAATAGCATCATAATCCAAGAAGTAAACCTTATCACCATCAGCTACAGCAGTTACATTAAGGTATTTACAGACTTCTTCCAGTACTTCCTGCATAGTCATAGGTTCATCATCTTCATCAAAGAAGTTCTGTTCACTGATATACATCTTACTCGGTAAACATAAGTTTGATGCAGAATCAATCTGTGTATTATCAGATATGAAGAAAGAAGTATAAGCATTACATTTACTAAGCAGATGGTTTATAATCTGGGTAAAAGATACTATATCTTTCTTACCGCCTATAGTGGTGTACTTATAATACTGTAATGTGCTAAGTGCATCTATGGCTTCTACCTCTATTTCTTCTAATTCATTCTCATAACCTTGGCTGTATAGATTGGGTGTAACATACCCAACCCATACAATACCATCAGCATCACTAAGAACCACCTTATTCTGTTGTGCTGTACTACTATACAAATCAAACTTATAATCGTCTGTAATCATTCCTATAGTAGCACTACTACACTTGCAAGGCTTATATAAATGTGAATCAGAAGTTTCTAACTCGGTTATGAATGGTGTAGCAGATAAAGTAATGTCCTGCACTTCTCCAGAACCTATTTCCAATGTGTATAGCTTCTCATTTATATCATAGAATTGTGCTGTGTATTTCATCTTACTTTAGCTGTTTTGTTATTGTAATTGGCTAGAACTCCTACAAGTTCCTTACCTTTAATCTTAAATTCTACTTGACCACCGCCAGCAGAACCTATAACCCCATTACCATTAAGCAGGTTAAACAGATTCCTTTGCTGTCTGTTATTAAGAATCATTTCACCAGCATTTACCCTAGCTAAGTTCATATCTCCTATAGTACTATTGCCAGCAAATATACCACCAGTACTAAAGGAAGGAATACTAGCTAAAGCTGCTACTACAGCCGCTGCTGCTGCACCTGCCAACAGCCAACCTACAAACGGTGTTTGGGCTGCACTGGCTACACCACTGGCAATAGCTTCACCTTTCTTGGCTGTAGTTAATGCTACAATTTGTGGAATAGCTGCCGCCACAGCACTAATCAAATTAGCACCCCAACTTAACCAAGCTGCTGCACCTTCATTAGTCATATTGGTTACAGAACCCATAATAGAAGCTATTGCACCTAAACTTTGTGCATACTCATTATTCAGTTTGATATTCTTATTAGTAATAGGACTTTCAAACTTTGGAAGTGAAGTAGGTATTTCTGGCTTCCTAGCTACATCTGCTAAACTGCTTCTTTCATCATCCAGCTTTACATTAGGTGCATTAGGATATTTGTACTGGAACTCTATCACCCTCTTTTGTTCTGTAAGTGCATTAAGTTCAGCATTGATTCTTATCCTATCTTCATTACTAATAGCTAGGTTTAATTCCTTTCTTACAGATGCTATCTGTGCATCCAGTTCTGCTAATGAACCAGCAGGAATAACAGGCTTTACAGGTAACTTTACTTCTGTCTTATTGGTGGTAGTTCCTGTGAATACTTTAAATCCTTCCAATGATTCTACTGACTTAAAACCTTCCATCTTAGCCATACTGTTATTATATTCATTGGCAGTTTCATTATATTCTCTGGCTGTACTCTTTAATGCTGAATTTAACTGGTAATACTGCTGAATCTTTGCAGCTATATCCTTTAATTCATCATCACTATACTTTTCCAGCATAGTATGAATAATAAGATTCTGCTTCTGTGATTCAGCTAAAGCATCCTTCTGTTCCTGTGACCAGTCCTTTCTTTTAGCATTAGATTGATAGTTAGCTGTACCATTTTTAGCCCTAGATTTAACCTCATCCCTCTTAGCAGGGTCTAACAAATCCGCTTCAAATGCTTTAAGCATATCTTCCATAGTTACAGTAATATTAGCATTCGTTCTAGCTTCAACAGCTTTAGATGCTGAATTAATAAGTTCTTCCTGTAACCTAATGTTAGCTGCTTGTTGTTCCTGTAGTGTTATTCTCCATTTATCAAAGGCAGCATTCCTTTGGTCAGCAGGTGCAAACTTATTCTTAGCTATATATTGTGCATCCGCTATTTCCGACTGGCTCTTAGCACTGAATACACCATAACTAATTTGTGTGTTTCCTAACTGGTCTAATGCAGCATAAGCTTCCTTAGCCTTATCTATCATATCTCCCAGACCAGTAAGAAAGTTGGATAGATTTCCACTACCCAAGCTATAAAAGAACTCATCCACAGAAGTTTTTAAAGCAGCCATATTACTGGCTGTCATATCGCCTAAAGTCTGACTGGAATTAAGAACCTTATTAAATGCTTCTCCAGCAGTCATAGCTATACCTAGAACACCAGCAAATCTTCCTATAGTGGCTGTGATATTCCTGCCTACCTGCTGAAACTGTTGTACTTGTTGTGTGGAACGTCTTATATTATTATCGAATTGACTACTATTAAGAAGTAGTCTGGTTACTAAATCAGCCATATTTAATTGTGTATTGTATATTGTTTAGCTTTCTCTTTCAATCTCTTAATATCTTCATTACTAATAGATGTTTCTTCTGTAGTATCATTATCCCAAGTAAACTGCATTATATCAGTAGGCTTTAATTTCTTGGTACTGTTACATTGTGCAATTACATAAGCTATCATTCTAGCCTGTTCCCAGCTATTCCTGTCCTTCTTATGTAAATTGTTTATCAATGGTTCTAACTCATACATCTGCATCTTGTCTAGTACATATTCTGGGTCTAGTCCACCTTCTATTACTAAAGTTGAATATATCTCCTTAGTGGTTAGGACTTTTTTTTAGCATCTGCATTATTAGTAATAAATAGCTGTTGTTTCTCCAGTTCCTTCTTTAAGAAGTTCTGGAACTCCAGCATAATACTCATATCTTCATCTATGGATTCTATCAGTTCTTCAAAGGTTAGTGAACTGTCTGGATTATTAGCCAGTAAGACACAGTAGAAGAATAGATATTCATCTGTGATAGTCTTTAACTCAAATGCCTTACCTGTAATCTGTTCATAGATAAATAAGGCTCTAAGAGTATATTTCAGTTTGTAGTTTTGTCCTTTAATAGTCATATTAATAAGTATTAAAAAAAGAAGCCTTTACACCTCCATAACCTAGAGATATAAAGGCTCTATATTAAGCAGTAGCAGCCTTTGTAAGTGCTCCCACGCCTTCAAATGAAGCTGTAAAGGTTGCATTATCACCATTAGGTGCATTGGCTTCAAGTGCTGTAATAATAACATTACCCGAATATGTTCCAGTAGTGGCTGGCAACCATCCCCCTTCTGGCACTTCGTCCTTCTTTGTTGAATAATCTTTCTCCAAGCAGAATACAGCCTTAATAGGTGTTCTGGCTGTCAGCTTATCAAATAACTGGTCAAAAGTCATACCTTCACCATCATTAGAATAAAGGTTCTCGGTACTACAGTTCCAGCTAATCTTTCTAGCAGCCTTAGCTACCCATTTACCACCGCTATCCTTAGAAGTGGTTTCTACTGTTTCTACATTTATACTTAGTTTGTGGCTAGTGGCAAATGCTATAGACTTATCGTCAATAAATAGCATTAAGTCACCACCGTTAATTACTTGTCCTGCCATTTGTCTTTATATTGAATGTAAGGTTCTGAATGAATGTATCTTCTATATAATCCTCATCTGCATTTGTCATTCTAATATCGTGTATGTTAATACCAGAATAGTTACCCTTCTTACCTTGTAAGGCATCTTTAACCAAGTCAGCAATTTCTATAGATTCATTGTACTTATCAGAAGCTATAACCACTTCCACATAAGTATCTTCACTATATATAAACCTATCCTTACTATCAGATGGTTCTATGCTTGTTCTTCTGTAAACAATGAATGGAAATGTAGTACCTGTATCAGCTATTAAAGGGTAAATTTTATGTCCTACACTATCTATAACCTTTGCATCATTACTAAGGATATTATAGATAGCTTTACCTACTTGTAAACTCATCGTCTGTTCCTATTAGCTATTCTCTGAATTGACTGGCTTATAAGGTTATCCATATTATCAAAGATTTCCCTTTCCTTATTGGCTTTAGCTGTTCTAAAGAAATGTACTGCATTAATACTACCTCTATTGGCTGCTGCTCTCTGCCTTCTAATAGGATTCCGACCTCTAACAGATGCAGTATTACTACCAGTGGTTCTTCTAACTCTAGTACCCATTTCAAAGAACTTTAATCTAAAGTCCCCCATAATATGTACCTTAGCTTCTTCTCCGTTTCTATCAGCATTAGCTTTGATTCCACTTATTAAGGTCTTACCATTCCACCAGTTTCTACTAGAAGCTGCTCTGCCTAAAGTCTGCCTTAGCTGTCTTTTAGTTTCACCGACTAAGATACCAGCACCCTTTCTTAAAGCACTTCTATAGACCTGTCTTTGCTGTCTACTAGTCAAATCTGCAAACATAGAAGTAACCTGTCTGGCATCTACTTCTATATTATTCATTTATCAATTCAGTTACTATAGTTATTGATTGCTTATATAATTCTCGGTTAATACTAAGAATCCTGTACTTATTGCCATTCCAAATAATTCGCATTTGCTCATTAACTTTGTGATATAGCCTTATAGTAAAGGTAACTGTATAGCAGTGGATTATTTCATTATTCTGGTTCTGTCTGTTTCCAGAATTATAAGCAACCTGCGCTCTGGTATTTATAGCATCCTTCCAGTCTATACCATTAGCCCCATATACATCTTTTAGTGTTATAGGTTCTTGTATGGTAATTGGATAATTTAATAGTCCTGCCCTCATTTTATTTCATAGTGTTTATAAAGTCCTATAAGATATTCATAACTATAAGGCAGTTTAACTACCGTACCAAATGCTACAGGCTCTCTATTAGCATATAAGTTACCTATCATTAGTAACATAGCGTGAATTATAGCAGGTGGTAAAGTACCACCTACTTCTAATTCATCTAAAGCTATGTCTAAATGTTTAGATACTGAATCCTCTGCTACAGCTATTAAGTCCAGAATGTACATATCATCTGCCCTAAAATCCTCATCTACTAGCAGGTGTTTCTTTGCTTGTTCTAAAGTTATATACATAGCTTACTACTTATTAAATAGACTATAATTAGGCTTTTAAAACCTTCTTCACAAAAGCATCTGCCCTTCTAGGCTTAGCATCAAAGTAAGCATTGATAACAAGTCTTACTTTACCGTTAGCAGCCTGTGTATATGGGTCTACTGTTAAATCAATTCCACCCCATTGACCGATAACCAAATCAGCGAAGTTACCATAAACAATACCCTTACCTGCAACAGCAGAAGTACAAAGAACTGGATAACCGTTTACCTCATTACCTTCCATCAGATACTTACCAGTATCAGTACCCTTGTCAGTAGTCTTTAAATCAGCCTTAGCAGAAGGTGAAACAATAAACTTAATATTACCTCTTACATTCTTAGCTTCCAAATCAGCTTCCATCTTAACAATATCTTTGTAAGTCACATTAGCTGCATCAGCAGTAACACCATTAAGCATACCAGCAGGTTTCTTTGCATCACCAGCTTCACTACCCAAAATAGTAGCTTCAAGTTTATTAGCAATAGCTGAAACAATATCTCTCTTTAGCATTTCCTCAGCAGAATTAGAGTCTTGAATTAAGAATTGCTTAGATACGTCGATATAAGCAGTAAGTCTTTTAGGTTCTAGGTTTACTTCTGAGAATGTACCACCGCCATTAGAAGCAGCATCTACTTCACCTGCCCAACCTACATTTGAACCAGAATAAACAGGAATAGATACATTACCTACTAAACCAGTCATATAAGAAGCACCAGCCTGTGCTAATACTAGACTTGCTCTCAATGGCTCTAGAATACCTAACTTATCTTCTGCTACATTCTCCTGTCCTGCTGTAGCTACAGTAGCTTTAATATCACCTCTTTCCTCAATAGGAAGTACAATCTGTCCGCTATAAGACTGACCAGCCTTTCTCATTTCAGAGATACCAGCAGTTACTACTTCTTGTGCTCTCTCGTCTAATTGTCTGTTATTGGCTACATCATTGATAGCCTTTAAAAGTGAAAACTTTTCCTTCATAGTATTAGTTGTATGTGTTGTTTGTTTAAGGTTATCTTCTTCAATCTTTCTAATCTGAATATCTATATCTGACACTTCTTTAGTAAGTGCATCAAGTTCTACCTGCTCGCCAGCATTTAACTTCCTTACTTCCTTCTCTGCACCAGATATAATTTCCTCTGCTCTCTTTTTAAGCAGTTCCTTTTTGTCCAGTAGTTCTAAGGTGTTCATTAGTTTAACTTACTCCTAAGTCCAGCGAAGTAATCTTTTAAATCCTCGCTCTCTAAATCCTGCATCTTTCTTAATGCTACAGATGTATCTGGATATGCTTCTTTATATACAGGTGATACATCGAATAATTCTTTGAAACTATTGATAGTTCTTAAATAACTACCATCTTCTTTCTTAGTCCAAGTATCTTTGTCAATAGTAAAGGCAAATGAAGAAGTACTAATATCTCCCCTTCTAAGACCTTCTAACAGTTCATCACCTAAAGCAGTGTTAGGTGCTTCAAACCTGTATTTAAGTCCAATATCATCTATAGTTAATTCTAGGCTTCCAGTACCATATTTAGACCTGGCTAATATACCTCTATCCTCATTGTGATTCAGTAAGCATAGTATATCAGACTTTTCTAAAATACCTTCTAAGGCTGTAGGTTCTATTACTTCAGTAAAGCCACCTAAATCCCTAGACTGCTTACCGAATACTAAAGCATACCCTTCTACAGTCCTAGAATCCATCTTTACAATTTCATTACAGTTTCTTAGTTCTCTCATTGTGTTGTTATTATTCTAATAGAATCCAACCTGTATTATCTATTTGATACTGTAATGCTGCTACTTGCTCTTTAAGCAGTCTGTTCTGTTCCTCTAAAGATGTAACATATTGTCTTAGTGTGGAATCATCATAGTTACTAAGACTAGCTAGTTTTTCTTTCTCTGGTGTTGTATAGTCATTAGTAGATAACTGTTTGCCTTCCACTTTATCTACTTTAATATTGACAGCTTCTCTAATATCTGAATCATCATAAACAGTATCAGTAAATTTAGCATTAGCAGGTACATCACATTCTACTGTATGTCCGTTTACAGTATCAGCATTACCACCATCAGCAGGAACTTTAGTAGGAATACTATCCTTTACCTTTTTTAGTTCATCCTGTAAATCGGTCTGCTTAGTAATATCACCTTCTATAGTACCCCATACAGCATTAACTGTACTACCAATCTTGGCACTGATTCTATCCAGTTCTAATACTCCTTCTTTAGTTGCTCTCTGTAGTTCCATTACTTCAAATAATAATTAGTCTGCCCCTTTACTACCTCATCATAATAAGCATCATTAAACATAGCATTAGGACTTTTAAAGCTGTAGCTGTAATAGATTAGTCCAGATTGTAGCTTATCTAGGTCAGATGAATTAATAACCGCCTTATCTATTCTATCTTCTTCTACTATACCAGTCAAATCACCACCTTTAAAACTACATTCTATAAACTCTGCTGGGTTTGTGGTGTAAAGTCTAAGTATAAATTCAGAAGTGTTTCTTACCCTAAATGGAATACCGTCCTTATCTTCCAACTTAATATTGAATACTAAGTCAGTTCCCTTGTAAATTGTCTGTATCATTGATTATATTGTTATTAGATGGAATGTTATTAGCAGCATTTTTAATCTCCATCAGATTCACTTGTACGAAATGGGAATCTCCACCATCTATAGCAGGTAAATCCAACTGCTTTCTAATCTCATTGGCACTAACCACACCGATATTAAATAGTGTATTGTAGTAGTTTGCTAAAGATTGTTTGTCTGCTCTTAGTAATACAGAAGTATCAAATCTTACATCTATTCTACTCCTTTCAGAAGGCTTATACAGCTTCCTTTCAAACTCTAATTCTATCTTCTCTAGTAATGGTGATAATGTATCAGTAAGAAAAGCCAGCTGGGTAGCCTCAACAGTACTATAACTGCTCTTGGATAAGTCAAATGCTTTTACAGGTGATACACCGAAGAACCTACAAATATCAATTACATTAAACTGTCTGGTTTCTAATAGTTGTGCATCAGCAGGATTCACTGTAATAGGCTGGAAGTCCATATTACCTTCTAATACAGCCACTCCATTAGGTGTACCAGTAGTAGGACTAAAAGCAGTCTGCCAGCTAGTTTTTAAATCTACCTTCTGCTTACCAGTTAAAGTAGATTGTACTTTAAGAATACCAGCCAGATTAGCACCACCTTTAAAGAATCCTTGTGCGTGTGATTCGGAATCTGTAGCCAGTCCTAAAGTCTGTCTGGCGTGTTGTAAAGTACTAATTCCAGTAATACCATCATAACTAAAGTTCAGTATATGAATCATATTGCAAGGCTCTACAAGTCCTTTAATACCTACAACACTATATCTAATTCCGTCCTTCTGTTCAGTAATAGTAACATAATCTGGCTGTAAATAATGAAGTGCTACTGCATCTCCTTTAGCATCTCTTTCTATATAAGCATATCCATTGCCTTTAAGCAGTGTACTTACTATCAAAGTCTTTATGAAAGTAAACCTGCTCATCTTATTGTTCGGCTCTTTGTTCAGTAAGTAATAGGTAGGATGCTTAATAAACTTTTCCTTATAACCAGAATCATTAATGTAATATGGCTCTAATGGTAGTTGTGCTACCGCATCACTAATAACATCTGTACATCTATATACTGTAGATAACAGCATAGCCTTATTAGTGGTGTAGCCACTATTCATATTATACATTAGGGAATCACAGAATAACCCTCTGGTTTCCTGTTCTGGTTCTTTCTTTTTAAACCAATTAGTAAAAAGTCCCATTAAATAGTTAGTATTTCGTTTGTGTAATGTGGTGTTCTCAGATACATTCCTAATGCCTGTATCATTGCTATAGTTCCATCTATCTTCTTTTTATCTACTGCCTTATTCGGTTTAACATTACCATTATAATCAGACTTTAAAGTAACATTTCTAAAGCAGTACCTATTTATTTCATTGTTATCAATAACTGCCTTACCAGATAGTATTAGCCTTTCCAGTTCTCTAGTAGGCATATTAAAGTTACCTAGTGTTTGTGGATATTCTTCTAATGGTAGTCCCTGCTCTGTAGAATCTATAGCCCATTGTGTAGCATTATACTTATCATATCCTACAGACTGGATATTAACTACATCAGCATATCTAAGCATATCAGTAGTTATATAGTCATAATCAGTAACATTACCACTGGTAACAGTAAGATACCCCTGCTGCTTCCAGTATTTGTAAAGTTCCTTATCTGCCTTATCCTTTAATGCCGATTCTGGAAGATAGTAATGTGTTTTGAAGTAGTAAGTACCATCCAGTACTACTAAGTAAGCTACAGCAGTCAAATCCGAAGTAGCAGCCAAATCCACACCTACATAGCAATCCATACCAGCAAACTTATTAAGGTCTACTTCCTGACTGCACTTAATAATATAGTCCTCTGGTAGCCACACATTAGAACTGTCACACCATAAATTCAAAGTCTTAGTTTTAACTCCGACTTCATCAGCAGGGTTATTAATAGCTTGTTGTACCTGCCCCCTAATATACTTGGAAGTAACTGTAATATCCAAGTTAGGCGCACATTTAACCCAGTTTTCTTCATCTCTCCAATCATCATCAGCATCTAAAGAATAGATAGCTATAAACATTTCATCATCTACCTTTAAGCCATTAAGCACTTCTATAGCTACGGTTCTTAATTGGTAACAGGGTAAAGTTTTATCGAAGCCAGCAGTAGTAATAGTACAAAGATGTGGATTCATCCTCATCCCCATACTGGACTTAATAACATCACGTACTTTACTATTCTTAGCAGCGTGATATTCATCCAATAAACCAAAGCTGGCATTAAATCCATCCAGCTTACTATCATCAGCAGCCAATACTTTCAACTTGGAATTAGTAAGGTTAAACAGAATATCAGCTCTATAGGCTGTAAGATACTTGCCTTTAGAATCCAATCCCTTACTAAACTTGCTACACATATCAAAGGCTATCTTAGCCTGCTCTTTACTATTAGCAGCCAGTAATACTTCTGCACCATCTTCACCATCAGCTATTAAATAATACAAGCATAAGGCAGCAGCCAAAGCTGTCTTACCCTGCTTCCTACTTACTTCTATATAGCTGCTAGTATATCTTCTGGTAGTAGTTCCCTTCCAGTAGAATCCAACTATATTAGCTATTATAAACTGCTGCCATCCTTCTAAAGTGAATGGTTTACCAGAATGTCTACCTGTATAATGCTTCAATGTGCTAATGAACAGAATGGCTCTATCTACCTTGTCCTCTTTAAATTCCAAATCATCCCTTTGCAGGTCATTCTGGAATCTCTTACAAGCCAGCTTAATAGTTTCACCAGCTATTATTTCACCATTAAGAACCCTACTACAATATTCATAGTAAAGTTTGGTATTCATTTTATACCTCTATATTTCTTAAAATGTGGGCTATAACATCTACAGTCCATCCATCACCTAAAACATCTGCTGCTTCATTATCAGTAAGTATATCACAATATCCTTTAGGCATAGTTTGTAATCTCTCCCTCTCTGCTTTATTCAGATACCTTACATCATTGAAGATAGGTGAGCTGCATACAATATCACTAGCTGCCATCCCTCTAAAGTGTTCATCATAGTAATCTTTACACTGCTGATAGTGCTTCTCATCCTTAAAGATAAGAGTAGTGAAGCCTTTAGCATAGAATCTATGAAACATCTTTATAGGTGTTTTTAATGGTCTGCTATCAGATACAAGCAAACACCTAGCTTTATCTTTAGGAGAATAGCCACTATCTAAAACATCATTCAGATTTATCCCTTTATCATCTGGAGCCACTATATTAGGAATATTAGTCCAGTATAATCTAGGTCTATTTTGTGCAGAAAGTAATTTACTATTTATAGCTATTGGGTCAACTCCTAGAAGCTCATTTATCTTAGCTTCATCCGCTTTCTTCATTTTTACATTCTCCAATAAGAAATACTTTGGTTTTAATTCTCTAAGTAATCTTAGGTAATGATAGAACAAAGAACTCTTTTCTCCCTCTAAACCATTTCTTGTTAAATTTGCACAACTAAAATCCTGACAAGGGCTACCACCTATAAGTAAATCAATTTTAGGCAATTCTTTAGCTTCAATCTTTGTTACATCTCCTAATTGAATAGTATTGGGGTAATGCGCTTGTGTTACTTTAATAGCTATTGGTTTAATCTCGCTTGCATAGTAATTATCTACTTTAATTCCTGCTCTTTCTAAAGCTATCTGTCCGCAACTTATACCATCAAACAAACTTAGCACATTCATTACCTAGTTTCCTTTCCTTCCTTTATAAACTGCTCAAATGGGTTATACCCGTCCTGTTCTACTTTAGGCAATTTAGTTCTAGCCTTAGCTGTTAGTCCGAACTCCAGCATAACTTTCATAGCTTGCGTTTGAGCATCTTTAGCAATCTTAATAGCTGGGTGCGGTGCAATGTTACCCCTATCACTGGTAACAGTCAAACCTTCATCTTCTAACTGTTTGGATGCCTTAATGAACATACTGTAGTTTCTAGCCAGCATTGTTAAAGCTGCACTATCCACATTCTCCAACATACCAGTATTATCTAGCTGTTCCAGTACATTCTGCATATAAACTTTAGCATCCTTTTCAATGTCCTTTGGAATAGTGTAATTTATCATATTATAGTCTATTTAATTTTTATAATTTATAAAGCTATGCAATGGCTCTAATTGACTTATAATCACTATAATATAATTATTAAAGAATGTGAATTATTTATTTGGAAGTCTGTTAAGATGTTAGTAAATTTGTAATACAAT